GGGTTGACGAGTTAGCTAAATTCCGATACATGCAAGAGTGTTGGGACCAGTTGCAGTTTGGTTTGCGTCTGGGTGAACACCCTAGGGTTCTAGTAACCACTACTCCTCGTCCCTTGCCTCTTGTTAAAAGGCTAATGACAGATGAAGATACAATCGTTACCAGAGGGTCCACTTTGGATAATGCCGGTAACTTGGCCGCAAATACCCTCAAACAATTGTACGACCGGTATGGGTCTACACGCCTTGGACGGCAGGAACTTGAAGGAGAGGTTCTTGGAGACATTCCTGGAGCACTGTGGAACAGAGACACTATCGACAATTCAAGGGTCAAGGAAGCTCCCGTTGATTTAGAAAGAGTATATGTAGCAGTTGACCCTGCTGCATCATCGGAAGAAAACAGTGATGAAAATGGTATCGTGGTTGTGGGTCTGGCTCGGGATAAAGACGGGTACGCTCGTGGATACGTGTTGGAGGACGGGACTTTAAAAGGCTCTCCTGAAGAATGGGCTTCACAAGCTGTACGTCTGTACCGAAAGTGGCAGGCTGATAAAATCATAGCAGAAAAGAACAATGGCGGTGACATGGTAGCTTCGGTTATTCGTGCACAAGATCGCTCTGTTCCCATTAAACTGGTTCACGCTTCGCGTGGTAAGGTTGTCCGGGCAGAACCTATCTCTGCTTTGTACGAACAAGGTCGAGTACATCACGTAGGAATGTTCGAGAAGTTAGAAGATCAAATGTGCTTGTTCTCAGTGGACAACGTACGTAACTCTTCTACCGGATCACCAGATAGAGTTGATGCTCTAGTGTGGGGACTTACAGAACTGTTTGATAAAATTACTGCACGAAGGAGAGTCTCGGGAATAAAAAATCCTGATGGGACTCTTGTAAGCAGTGGTTTACACTATGACGCTACGTCGGGATACGATTCACGACTACTTACTTCGCCTAACGGATGGATGGCTTAATAACTATGGATAAGACCAAACCCTACAAAAAGAAAGACGGCGACACTTTAGATGTCGTAGTCGTTGAAGGTATTGCTTCAGACAATTACGTTCCTGAGGGTTTCGAATCTAAAGAAGCTTTTCTTGCTGACATGCGAGCAGAATACCAAGCAGATGTAGATTTTGACCGAATTAACCGTGACTCAGCTCTTGACGACAAGAAGTTTGCAGCTGGCGAACAGTGGGACCCAATTGTTCTTGAACAACGTAAAGGCTTGCCTTGCCTTGTCATTAACAATATTCCACAGTTTACTGCACAATTAGTTGGCGACTGGCGTGAAAGCCGTAAAGCAATTAAGATTGTTCCCTCCAACGACGAAGATACCGATGTTGCTGCAATCCGCGGCGATTTGATTCGCTCAATCGAACTGCAAAGTCGAGCACAGCGGGTATATGACACAGCATTTGAAAGTCTAGTGCAGTGCGGTGACGGTGCGTTTCGCGTTTCCGTTGAATACGCCCGGGATAACGTCTTTGACCAGGATATATTTATCCGCCCAATTGAAGATGCTCTTGCTGCCGTGTGGGACCGCTACTCAGTAGACCCTACAGGCCGTGACGCTCGTCGGTGCTATGTTAATGACCGTATCCCTAAATCAGAGTTTGATAAAAAGTGGCCAGGTAAAACACCTAGCGCCTTGGATGGCGACGACACACTTGCTAAAATGTCTGTTGAAGGCTGGATCGACAGCGACTCATATCAAATTACAGAGTACTGGCGACTAGTTGAACGTCAGCGTCTGCTCGCCCTCTTCGAAAACGGTAAAACGTTTATGCTCGAAGACGACAATATGGAAAAGCTTATTGTAGAGAATGGGCCTCCTATTCGTACAAGAGCATCATGGTGCACTTACGCACAGATGCACCTTGTTACTGGATTTGAGATTCTTTCTGGGCCTTATGAATACAAATTGAACCGTGTACCTATTGTACGGATGTCAGGTCGAGTCACCAACGTAGGTGGACGACGTGTTCGGTACGGTCTGGTGCGGTTTATGAAGGACTCAGTCCGTCTTAAGAACTTCTGGCGTTCCGTTGCTGCTGAGCAGTTGGGCTACGCACCGAAGGCTAAGTGGATTGCGCCGGAGAGTGCTGTAGAAGGTAGGGAAGACACGTTCCGCAAGGCTCACCTTTCCCGCGACCCACTTCTCGTCTACAATGACGGGGCTGAGGCACCTCCACAACTTATTCCCCCGCCTCCTGTTGAGGCATCTCTGCTTAATGAAGCAAGTACAAACGCTCAAGACATCAAGGATGTTACGGGCATTCAAGACGCTTCGCTTGGTATACGCAGTAATGAAACTTCCGGTCGAGCTATTATGGCTCGTCAACGTGAAGGTGATATTGCTAACCTAACCTTCCACGACAACGGTAATCACGCTGTTCTGGAATGCGGTGATATTATTAACCAACTTATTCCTCAAATCTACGACGGTACACGTACTGTTCGTTTGTTGGGAGAAGATATGGTAGAGAAGTTTGCTCGCATTAACGACCCAATGGACCCTGAATCCATTGACTTGTCAGTAGGTGAGTATGACGTTGCACTATCGACAGGCTCAAGCTACACCACTAAGCGGGTTGAAGCAGCTCAGGCAATGATGGACGCTATCCAAGTATGGCCGCAGCTTATGACAGTTGCTGGTGACTTGGTGGCTAAAGCCCAGGATTGGCCAGGAGCCGATAAACTTGCGGATCGTCTTAAGAAAACTATACCCCCTCAATTCCTTGAAGAAGATGATGAAGGCGGCGGTGGTATGTCTCCTGAACAGATTCAAGCAATGCAACAGCAGCTTGAGCAACTGGCTATGGAGAATCAAACCCTTAAGATGGAAAAATACAACAAGGAAGTTGAGCACGAGATTGCTTTGTATAATGCTGAAACGCAACGTATACGAGCTCTATCAGATCACGAAGTTGATGCTCAGCAGCAATCGTTGCAAGCAATAGGAATGATTCTTGACGGCACTGCTACGGCAGATGAACAAGACATTAAACGAGCAGACAGTGAAGTACGTAAAATGGCTGCGACTGCAAAGTCTACAGACACTCAACGTAAACCAGGATCTCGCCCGTACAACCAATAAGTTTTCGATGCCCTGGGCCCAAACGCACAAACGGTCCAGGGAGTACATCGCAATAAAGTTTGTGCAAACGGTTAAAGGACCGATAAACCTTATTTATGAGTACTGATGATACAAACACCCCCGTCGAGCCTATGGACGTAGACTTGGATACATTTTCGACAGAGTTCTTTGGCCAGAACAAAGTTGACGAGGAGCCGGCCAGCTCAGATGTAGAAGAAGACACGACAGAAAACAGCGACGCTCAAGAAGAAGATACTCATGTTGACGAGGATGCCGATACCCTCGCACCTGATGAAGATGAAACTGAAAAAGTTGAAGAAGTCGATGAGACTCCTAAACCTAAAAGGAATCGTTTTCAGGAACGTATCGACGAAGTAGTAGGTAAGCAAAGAGAAACAGAGCGCAAACTCGAAGAAGCTCTTGCTAAACTACAGAACCTTCAACAAGACTCTAAATCAGAACCCGAGCCACTTAAGGCTGTAACTAATACCTCCACTGGTCCATCCCCTGACGCACTTAACGACGACGGTACTGAGAAGTATCCTCTCGGTGAGTTTGATCCTAACTACATTAAAGACCTAACGCTGCACACCCTCCGAGAGGAACGTGATAACGAGAGGCGTCTTTCAATGCAGGAAGAACAGGAGAAAGCTGACGCCCAAGCTAAGCTTGAGCTAGCCGCGGACTGGCAAGAAAAACTGGAACCCGCCAAGGAGCGTTATCCTGACTTTCAAGAAAAAGGTGAGCAATTGTTCTCAACTTTCGAAAGTATTGACCAGAAATATGGCGAGTATTTAGCTACAACTTTAATGTCCTTGGAGTATGGTCCAGACGTTTTGTACTATCTCTCCAACAACCTAGACGAAGCAGACAAGATCGTTAAGAGCGGTCCTACAAAGGCTATTATTGCTCTTGGCCGTATTGAAGCAAAGTTTGCGGATGTTGCAGCAGAAAAACAACTGTCCAAACCTCGAGTATCTAAAGCTCCTGCACCTCCAGGTCACCTTAATAAAGGAACCTCCAGTGCTAAGCCGGCAATAAAGGGTGATGAGGACGACCTAGACGCCTTTGCCGCTGAACTATTTAAAAAGAAACGGTAAGGGTGTTATCTCATAATAAAGGATAAATACCCACAATGGCTACTGTAACTGTAGATCAAGCAAAACTAGTCCTTAACTCGTTTGCAGCTATCTTCCAAAACAACCTAATGTCGAAGGACCTCGTCACATGGCGTAAGTTCGACAGCGAAATGAATGACCGCAACGGTTTGACTGTTGTTGAACAGGTCACTCCTGACTACACGACTACCTTTACTAACTCCGCGATTGCTGACCTTTCTGGCGGCACTCAAGCCTCGATCTTCGGCTCTGAACAGTTTAAACTGACTCAGGTTGTCGGCAGCTCGATGGGTTGGGCGGATTTTGTTAAGATTCGTGACATTGGTGCAGCTCGTGAAAGCGAAGCCCTTAAAAAGGCTGCTCTCCGTCTTGCAACAGACATCGACTCCTACATCATGGGCTTCGTAGCTAAGGCTTCGAATAACTGGGTAGGTAATGCTAACGGTACGACTAACATCGCATCGTTTGCTGATATCGCTTCTGCCGTCACCCGCCTCAAAAAGGAAGGTGTCGAAGACGATATGCGAGCTGTTCTGTCGTATGACGATTGGCAAGCACTTGGTACTAACATTGTAAACAACAACGCTTCGTTGGCAGATGTTGGTGCAGGCACATACCGTCAAGGCTTTAACGGCACGATTGCAGGTATTCCAACTTCGTTCACTCAACAGCTTCAGCCTCTTACGACTGGTACTCGTTCGACTGCTGCTGCTTTGACAGCTGGTACTGCTGACTCGGCTACGACCTATGCATCAGTTGCTATCTCGGGTGCGCCTGGTCAGTATCTGACTCAGTTGGTCAACCTTGGTTCGCTTGGCGCTAACGCAACCATCAAGGACGGTGAAGTATTCACCATCGCTGGTGTCTTTGCTTACGACAATCGTGCTAAGAAGGTTCTGGAGCATTTGCAACAGTTCCGTGTTGTTGGTGACTTCACAGCTTCGGCTGGTGGTGCTGTCGCTGCACGTGTGTTCCCTGCGATTATTACGTCGGGCCCTCATCGTACAGTCGCAGCTGCTGCAGGTAATACTGCTGCTGTTACCTTTGTCGGTCAACCAAACACTGCAACGATGCCTCGTTTCTTGATTAACAAGAGCGCAATTGTTTGCAACACTGCCGACCTCATTATGCCAGCCACTGGTACTGCAAGCCGTAAGGCCTTGACTGCAGTTCCTCTGTCTGTCCGTATGTGGCAAGACTCGGTATTTGCAACCGGTGAACACCGTATCCGCTTTGATGTGGCTATGGAATGCAACGTGGCCGCTGATGGTCGTCGTCGCATTGTACGCTTCAACGGCGCATAATAACTAAAGGACTGGCCCCTCTGCCGAAAGGTACGGGCCAGTTTTCTTGTATAATAACTAGAGGTCTTTAACACATGAATATTCAAGAACGCTATACGCCATACACTGTTGAGGCTAATGCGACTGTTGAAATTGCAGGCTCTGCTCTTGGCGGTTTTCTCTGCACTACTGCCGGCACTATTACTGTTGTTCGTAATGCCTCTGGCGGAAATCCACAACTAACTATTCTTACTGCGCACCCTGTTTCTGCAGGTATTTACTACCCGCTTCCATTTTATCTTGGCACACAAGGCGGTACCTTTACTGCGGCTGGTGGTGCTTCTGGATTGCTTGGAGTAGTATAAAATGCCTGCGGCAGCTCACTTTTTTAGCTACATCTCACAAGCTGTCGGAAACGATCCGCCGGTCAACACCGCGCTTCCCGTTATTACACAGACTGGTTCGGTGCTATCGGTAACGACCGGCACATGGGAGGGCACTGCGCCGATAACCTATGCCTATCAGGTCACGCGCAACGGAACGCCTGTTGGTGCTCCGTCGGCATCGCAGAATTACACCATTCCAGATGCAGACTTGAACGCCTTGTTTGGCTGTATTGTCACTGCGACAAATTCTGCGGGCAATGCCAGCGCGGCGGCGGCGCTTCTTTATGTTGGCGTGATGGATGTATTGTCCGTGCAGCCAGCGGTCAATTATGAGTTGCGCCGTGAAAGCCGCAGCTACACTGGCAGCGCAATGCGGGTGCGCCGGTCGAGCGACAATGCCGAAGCGGACATTGGTTTTACGGCAAACGGTGATTTAGACACAACGGCGTTACTGGCGCACGTCGGATCGCAGAACCTGCTGCTGCGATCCCAAGAGTTTGAAAACGGGGTGT